GTAAAAGTCAAAGGAACTGTAGAGCTACTAGTATTGGTGTATAAGCAAGTTTCAGTTTCACCATCTATTGAACACAAGTCCCATACTGGCGAAGAGCCAGTAGATGTGGGTTTTAAAACCGCTACTTTATTGCCATCTCCATCATACTGATAGTAGTTGTGAAAGTTTCCGTGAGTTGACATTTCACCCTTGTAATACTTTCCGTTTACCGAAGATGTTCCAGCATCAGAATAAGTTACTGAACCCTCCTGTTGCTCTACTGTATTGGATTTAGTAACTGCTCTTTCTTCTCCAATTACTAAATATCGTTCCCAGTAATTGCTTGCTCTATACGCCCTTGTAGCTGCATAATTCCAAAGAGTATTTATTCGTCCGTAACTTGCTGTTGTCGTATCGTATTCTCTTCCAATTAAAGCAAAAGTTAAATCCCTTAATTCTTGGACTGTTGAATTTGATAGAGCCATTAGATTTTATTTGCAGCCATGCCGTTGGGCATGAGAACCTTGTTGTTTAAATACTTTAAAAACTCCTTATCGTTGGAAAAACCAATTCCGTATTTTTTATTTAGAGCGTAGTATTCATTCATGGGAATACTGCCTATATGCTTTCCAAAGACTGGGTGATCCTTGCCTTTGTAAAACTGAGTGGCTTTTCTGGCTAAACGAATTCTTTGCTCTTCAGCTTTTGGGTTAAAGACTTCCTTGCATTTCTTATCAAGAATCTTAGACTGACTGTTGAACAGTTCTTCTTCTGTAGGTAGTTTTGGCATAATAAAAGGGCTGGGGGTATAGAAACCCCCAAACCCAGAATTGTCAACGACTTATGCGAAGTCTATGATCTTACCAAGACCATTAGGTCCACGGCAGATAAGAGTTCCCATGTGATCGATGTAGCCGCGAGGACCGCCACCTTGATCTTCAAGCATTGTTGAACCCATGCTTAGACCCTCTGCGTATCCAAGAAGGCTTGGATCAAGAAGGTATGCACGCTTTTGGTCTGGCAATGTCTTAGGATTAGCAGACATGATCTTCACGATACCATAAGGACCTTGGAAGATTTCAACATTGTAGTTGATTTCGTTTCCATCGCCTTGATTGAATACAGTGCTGTTACCAGTAGCAAAGCTATCGGCTAGTGTTGTGTGATGAACACGAGTGAAGCCATCGATGATAGCGTTGCGAACAGTTGTGCCAGCAACAAGAACATGGTCACCTTGCTCACCAGTTTCTTCAAAGATGCTTGTAAGCATTCCGTTGAAACGAGACTCAGTAAGGTCTTCTGAGCTATCGCTAAGGATAGATGCAGCTGGTGTTTTGAAGTCAGCTGGAACTGCTGCGACATCATCCGCTGTTGGAGAGCTGTTAATCCATTGACCTAGTCCACGGAATAAACCAGCTGTGCCACTAGCACCAGCGACAGCAGAATTATCAGAAGCAAGTGCGGACTCAATATCACGAAGAAGTTGAGATGCAGCTTTTTCTTCAGCCTCCTGAACGCGAACTGGAGTAACAGAATCAAAAATTTCTTGTTTCTTAGAAACATTGAATCCACCACGGAAGTGCTGTAAGCGATTGTTTAGACGAGTAAGGCTACCGAACTGAGCGTCAAAAGTGCCGCCACGAGTTTGTCCAATATCAATACCTTCTTCAACAGCGTTATCCTTGTCAGGAGTAGCTAGGTTGTCAACAGTCCACTCAACAAGATCAGCAGTTGCGGCTTGCTTTGGAAGCATTCCGTAAATGGGAGCTTGGCGTGGAGCAAGAACAGTTGTTAAATCCAACAACTGCTCACGATTACCCACACCAGAACCAGTTGGAGGGGTAGAGTCATATGAAGCATCAAATGCCATAATTTTTCCTTTTTTTAATAATTAATTTATTTGTAACGAGCGTTTATTTGAATTTGTCGGAGTTTTCTAGCTGCAATAAGATTTCCTCTCTGAGCCGCTTCTTTCAACTTTTTGATTTCGGTAGCTTCCTTAGTCTGCCTTGAGTTGCTGGCTGTGCCAGTTCCGCCCACTGCATTCTGGGGAGCTTTCCTTGGGATGATTATTTTCTTTTTCTTCGTCACCTTGGGCTTCACCATATTAGCTGCTGCGTGAGCTAGCTGATACTTTAGTTTAGCCATGAGTGCTGGAGCAAGTTTTGAAACGATTGCTAAATCCTCGGACTGAATCATTTTTTGATATTCAGCATAGGTTTCAGACGCATCGTCCCCTAACCAAGAAAACTCATCTTGAGCCTTTGAGTTAAGTTCTTCTGCTTCTTTTTTAGCAGATTCCAATCTCTTCAAATATTTTCGTTGCTTGGGCAACTCGTCATATCTGTCTTGTAGGCTGGATATATATTGAACAATATCAGAACGAGTATACTCAGTTCCCTTATGCTCAAATGTATCTTCATCTCCAGCTAGCCAGTTTTGATAAAAACGAATATTGTCCTTGGTTTCCTTTTCAATGCTATTTAGCTCTTCATCCGTAGTGACTGAAGCCAATGCATTTGCAGGAGCAATTACTTTATCCAAGCTACCCTTGAGGGCAGCATCTTTACTTTCTAGCTCGCTTTTGAGTTCCTTGATCTGAGATGTCAGTTCTCCAATTCGTTTACCGCTACCACTACCCATTTTCTTTGCCAGCTCACCAAGTTTTTCTGGTGGCAGCACTTCCATGGCTTGTATTGCGATTTCCGATCTAGAGTCATCATCTATCTCATCCCAATCAATCTGTGAAAGAACGCCTTCGCTTTCTTCTACCTCTTCGGTGGATTCTTCAACTTCCGCTGTTTCTGATTCCCCTGCTTCGGATGCCTCCTCTGCTGGCTTTTCTTCTTCAGCTTCTTTTGATTCCTCTACCGCTTCTGGCTTCGGAGTTAGCTTTTCCACTCTTGCTTTCCGAATTTCTTCCAGCGTTAGTGGTTTGGCTTGTTCGACTGTCGATGCTTCTTCTTCTTGGAGGGCTGCATCGTTACCCTCAATTGCAGTATTTTCTTCCATAATCTGTTCTGCCTTTTACGCCAAGCAGTTGGGCGAAAGTCTATTATAACAAAGATAATTTATTTTTTGTCGTAACTGCAAACGACATCAATTATTTACCCTTGGATTTTAAATATTTTCTGTAAAGAATTCTTTCCTTGCCACTAAGCCGATTTATCTGTGATTGCGTCATGCGATCAAATTTATTCTTGGGCTTTTTGCCAGATGGTTTATTTATTTTCTTAATGCTACCATCCTTATTTCGGATAATGCTTGAACCCACTGGAACTTGAACTTTTCCTTGGCTGAAACCAAATCTGCTAGTATTTTTTGGAACACTAGTCATTTTTACTTTTTTCTTGGCTGGTGTAGCTGGCTTACCTGATCCAGCTGATCCAGCTGGTTTAGCTGGTGTAGCTGGTGTGGCTGGCTTAGAGGGCTTAGAAACATAAGTAGTGTTGTTGGGCTTAGAAGGCTTTGAAGGCTTAGAGGGCTTAGAGGGCTTTTTTTGGCTTTTTTTTGGACCAAGTCCGTATTTAGCAATTATACCACCACCTATCGCTGATCCTATCGCAGTCCCATAAGCAGTGCCAACGATTTTTTCTGCTGTTCGACGGCTAGCTTCCCTTGCGGCATCTACAGCTGCAACTTTAGCCCTTACGCTAGCTCCTCTATCATTTACAATGCTGGGAGTTTTTGTAATTTTGCTAATAACCTTGTCAGTAAATCTAGCGTCCGCCTTGCGAATTGCACCAACTGTTTTTGTTAAGGAAGTGGGTGCTTTAATTGGTTGTCGACCAAACGCCATTGCTTTTGATAAAGCTCTTTTTATACTTGGAGAAGCTGCTTTTCCCCCTGCTTTTAATAATGCTCCTAGTGCCATAATTTTTCTTTCTAACGATTCCTGTTTCTAATGTTTTTGGGAAGTGTTTTCAACATATCCCTTCTCATAGAACCCATTGTTTCTACCTTACCCTTGGATGGATTTGATAATCCCTTTAGGATTCCATATGTTCTTTTTTGGTTTGCTCCTCCAGCTATAAGCCTTCCTGCACCCCTTAATATGCTACTGAATAATGCCATTAATATTTACCTTTTCTTGATCTGGGTGATGATTTTGTGCTACCGCCTTTACCAGCCCAGAGCTTGGTGCAAGCTAAATGTTTTGCTGTCCCCCATTTTGCCGTAGAACATTTGTGTCTTGCTTTAAATGATCGTCTAGCAGCTGGAGAATAATTATGTCCGTAACCCTTTGCCCCAGCGTGAACTAATTTCTTTTTCCCTCCACGGCAATAGAGTTTCATGATTTTCTTCCCAGCACGAGTGCTAGGTCGAGTCTCTCCGCAACGCATTGTTTTTTTAGGACTTGGCATTGTTTTGAGGAGTTAGAGTTTTTAACAAATAGTCGTCTTCTATCATACCACCCAGTATTTTAGCGTCAGCTCTTTCGGATGCATCTAGACTTTTTTCTAGGAGTTCAAACTTAGTTTCTCTGCATTGTTTTAAAAACTGGAGAACATATTGATACTCTTGGTATTTGGATAAAAAATTTACAGCTTCAGAAAGACTGTCAGTGGGTTTTAGATTTCCAGCCATTATTGTTCTTGAACATTTTGAGTTTGAATATTACCCATCTGTGCTGGGGCTGTTCCAAGTCTTCCGATCTCAGCGTTTTGTTGTTGAACAACTTGCTGTTGATACTGAGCTGCATAATTTTGTATATTAGTAACAAATCCAGCATCCTCCTGCATACGCTTTTGAATATCTTCTTGTGAGGTGTATTCTTGTATGACTTGCATAGCAATCTGACCACCATTGGGTCTAGCACCCACTGGTATTCCAGCGTATATCTTAGTAAGGTCATCAGTGACATCCTTAATCATTTCTTCTTGACCTTCGCCCTCTGGCTGGATGATCACATCCGCTATGCTTGGATCAATTGCATTTGCGGCTAATTGTTCTGCGGCTTGCAAATTAAATGTATTATTTGGAGAATTTCTAGCCAGCTCCAATATGCTTGATATTTTTGCTTTCATCATTTCTGGGTCTTGATTTTGAATATCAAATGAAATACACACATCTATCTCTTCATCATCTGGGGATCGATAGATTACCATTTCGTTTGGATAGCCAGTAACTCTGAAGAACTTTTCATCTGGACCAAATACCAAGAACGCTTTGTAAGCTAGCTTCAATATATCGGAGCAGTGCGTTAAAAACTTATTGATAAAGAATTGTTGGCGTTGCTGACTTAGCTGGCTGTTTTCGTTTAGTCCAACTAAATCCATTGCTTCTTGCTGAACATATTTCTCCAGCTGGCTAGCTGCACTGGAGGTGTTTGGAACATTCATGAACTCAAACTTTTCGTTAGCACGAACTCCAATCCAAGCACCTGCTCCCATTTGAGCTGGGGGTCTACCCACTGGGTGGAGGAGGGGTGGTGCTACACCCAGAGCCATCTGATCGCTCCAACCATCTCTAAGGGTCTTCATTTGTTTTTGTGGACCACGGAGAAGATCGCCAAATGTAGTTATATCATAAATACGCTTGTTTGCATTGCTCAACCTAGTAAGCACGAAGGGATACTTTTCGTATCCAGATAGAAGAGTGTTGCTAAGATATCCAGTTGTTAGTCTTGGATTCCAAACTGTAAGATAGATTCCTTCTGATCCACTTTTTTCGTCTATAAGTCTGCGGTATGTATAAATAACTTCGATCAAATCCTTGGACTCGACCATGCCACTCATTCCGTATGTTGATCCCCCTCGTGATTGAGAGGATCGCAGAGTATTGGCGGACACTTGGTTCATGCCAGAAAAATCAAAACCCCTGTAGTGTTCTATGAGTTCTTCTGCTATCTCTGCATCCCAGTCCTTTGTTTCTACGCAGTTTTCTATTTCTTGCGGAGTAAGGAATGCTCTCATGTGGACTCTAGGAGAACGCTGTATGTCTGTTACATACGAAGGGATGACAATGTCAATGTCGGAGAACTTGGTCTCAACAAAGGGACGAGATATATCTTTCTTGGCTACTGGAATCTTTGCGATTCCAAAGTCCCTTAGTTCTTTCAGGGCTTTCTTTGCTTTTGGAACATCGACATAATCAAACATGTCGGTCATCATAGCAATTGTTTCGTCGTCCCTGTCTTCGTCAGCTAGGAGTTCAAATAGTTCTGGGGCAACTTCGGATATTAGTTGTAGGTTAAACTCTTCATCGTGAGTTCTGGATTTCATTTCCCAATCCACATAGGTGATCGCCATTCCTTTTTCCAAAAGAGTGTTTGCCGCTGTTTCGCATTCGGAAACAAAATCCTTGATGTATGTCTTTTGCATGTATTTCAAGAAGGATGAAATAATGCCAGACTTCTTAACATCCGAGGATTCGATGGGATATGCACGAATATTTGCCCTATTCAGGGCATTCATCATTAGACCAACATATGTGGTTATACATTGCTCTATAAGCCTTACCTCTGTATCGCAAGCACCATCCCAAGGGAATGCGTTCTCTCCAGATTTTGTAAGCTGATCATTTTTGCCTACCCACTCTGCGTTTCTATTGTCGTAGCTATCTTGGCACTGAGATACATAGGCTGACAAGTCTGTGACATCGGAATCATAGTCACGCTTCAGCTCGTTTATATCTGGCTCAGATTTAACATAATATGCTTCTAAGTCTTTATCTTCCATGGATGTGGGATTATAACACGACTCTTTTTATTTTGTGAGTCTAATTTTTATATTATTTAAAAAAGTATTATACCATAGGTCATCTCTTGCAATTAGATTCAAGAAATTATCCAAGGGTATTTCATCTAATGCACAGTTATTCATCCTGTGAAGAATTTCCCAGTCCGTGTAGGCATTTGAATGTCTACTAATAAACTTTTTGAAGTCTTTTTTGTCTTTCTTGCTCTCTTCTGTAGACAACTTCATGGCGATAAAATTTTTCTCCATTCTTTTCAATTTCTTGTGCTTTGAAAACCATTCCCTCTCTCATCATGTTTCTGTGAGTTGTGGGTATTGCAACACGAACCTTGCGACTGGGCTTATCTAATTTTTTGCAATAATAAAAAAGCGGACTAGGGGTGGGGGACAGGGCTTGAACTCTGACAAACTTGGGCTTGATTACATTATCGTCGCTTTCTTTGAAGTATTTTTTGATTTTTTTAACCCCAGAGGGCAATATGTGCTTGGTTTTTTCAAGATAATCATCCTCGTTGCACACTTTTTTGCGTATTTTGCCCACCTGCATAGGGGTTACTCCGTATATTTCTGCTAGTTCTTTTGCTTTCACTAATATCCTCCAGTTAATTTTACTTGTTCAAAGTCCAAGTCCGTGTAGTGAATCGGACCATCTCCTGCATTTGCCATACGCAGGTATCTAATCAAATCAAAGAAGTCCTTGAGAGCCTCGTCGGACTTTCCTTGTGCGTTGTAGTTAATGAGGCTGTCTATTAAGTTTTCACAGGATTCATGTATGAAACATCTGGGCTTGTTTGCGGAATCCAATTCGTAGTTTGGGTTGTAAGAAAACCATTCGTCTAATGCCTGTATGCCGATGGCTTCTTGCCGACCATCGGAGGGAACAAAATCATGTCCATACTCCGAAAAGGATGCAAATAAATCTATATTGTTTTCGTTTTCTCTAGCGAAGTATCTGGAATCCCCTATGCGTTCAAATACCTCAATCCCCAGTTCCTTTTCTATTTCGTCGAACAACGCACAATATCCTTGAACATCGTATCCGATTTTCTTGGATGCTGGTCCATACTTCCACTTTTCTCCGAACAAAGCCCACTCTCCATATTGCGACCTCTCTGGGAACTCCTTTTCGACATATACATCTCCCTGTTCATTTACAGCTGCCCATATAGCACAGAAGTTTCTGTTCCCAGCTGGATCAACTACCTGATAGTGGGTGAAGTCATCTCCAGTGGTATCTGGAAAAGTCCAGCCCTCGGAGTTGGGTTCTTCTCCTAGAACTTGGACTTCTGTAGAAAAGAGTGGAAGTAGGGAGGTAATGCTCTTGACTGGAATGCCATATGCACGAACCATTATCTCTTCATCTGGTCTGCCCTCTAAGTCCTTTTTTATACGCTCGTATCCCCCAAAGGGGTTTTCGTCTGAGTGCAAGTATACCACTTGTGCATCCCTGCTGGGAGAGTATTGCAGGACTGGCACTTCTTCTCCGCGAAGGAGTTCAGCTGGCTTGGTTTCCAAGGTTCTTGCGTTCTTTTGGTATTCGGCTACAAAGGGCGTAAAGCCATCAATGGGCGTAAATCCCAAAAGCATTTTGGAGTTCCTTGTGGCAAGTCGGAATCTAAGAGTGTTGACTAGAGTCGCATCCCCCAAGTATTCGTCCAGCCATGCCCCTATGTTTAGCTCTGGGTCTCCTTTGAACCCAAACTCAAATCCCTCAAGGATTGTCTGGTTGTTGGAAAACTGCGTATAGGTCTTGAAGTCCACTCTGGTTCTTGTATCTGGAAAGATAAACGACGATCCAGTAAACCCATTTTGCATACTGAAGTTGATGTAGCCCTCTATGCTCTTGGTCTTCTTCTTGAACTCCTTGGGCATCATTTCCCAAACTGAGGCTTGCTGAACCTTCACAGAGGTATCCGCATTTTGACTAAAGCAAACTATATGTCCATCTGGATTTTGGGTTACAGCTTGCATAACTAATTTGGCACACCCAGTGGTTTTACCACTTCTATTGCCCCCTAGGGCAAGGACTTCATTGTAATTCAACAAACCCTCGCGAATCCTGTCCCAGCCCTTTAGGTCAAATCCATGACGCAGGGGGTCCTCTTGGGATGCCCTTATAAGCCCCTCACGCACCCTATGAAGCTCTTCTAGGGCTTGGGGGTCACTTTCCCCTAGGATGACTATTTCCTCGTCTGTAGGGGCTTCTATGATGGGATGCGGTGTAAATGTGAGTTCCATTATTCTTCGTCCCAAATGACTTCTACATTGTCATCCCTGAAATCCAAGGATGCTTCCCTAAGTAGCATTCGAGCTACGGATACAGTTGTGTATTCGGATTGCACTTCGCCCTCTTCGTCCAGAACTACTATTAGGTAGTTGGGGTAGTGTTCGCCAAGTATTTCTTTTAGCTTAGATAGGATTTCCTCGTCCACTTGATTCCTCCTCTTCTATTACTTGGGCTTCGATGGCTTCTTCCTTGATCTTTTTTATTCTATCCCTAGCGGCACTTAGGGTATCCTTGAAATCATCTATGGTGTAGGAATTATTCACATCCACCACTTGGGACGCTTCGCCTCTAGCGGTCATTGCTTGACGCTGGGAGTTTGCCTTAGCAATGGATATTTCTTTTAGGTCTCTGAACTCTGGTTCGTATCCACCTTCTAGCTTTAGACGCAGTGCGTCAATCATGTCTTCCTCTAGGGATTCTAAGTTGATGTAACTCTTGGCTGCCAGCTGACCACCGAGTTGTCTAAATGTATTTGTGTGGTCTGCGTAATCCGCAAGCACTTGAACCACTGTGTTCCTAGATATGCCATGTCTGCGAACCATATTGGTTTGCGAGCAACCCAGTGCGTTTAGGTAGAGTATCTTTGCTACCTTTTCTGGATTGTGCCTAGATAGGCTCTTGATTTGGTTTGCCTCCTTTGTGCTTTGTATTTCCGCAATAGCTTTAGAAATACTTAGCATAAGAGCATCCTTTTCTTCTTTTCCTTCCATACCCATTTGCAATTTTGCGATAGGCTTTGCCTAAACCCATTCGCAATTTTGCGATAACGAATCGCAGTTTTGCGAAACCAATACCATTATACAATACATATACAAATAATTATAAGGGCGACGATGATTATACCAGCAGCGAATTTTATTTCAATATCATTCATGACTAGAATTTCATGAGACTCAGGGCGTAAGTTGTCAAGTCGAACCCAATGAGTGTGAGATTTTTTTGAGGGGTAGTTTATATATATGTAGAAAAATTCTGATCGATTCCAGCTGATCCCCTCCCCCCATCCAGCTGGACAATGTGTCGTAAGTCGTTGGCGTTGAGCAGGATACTATGGACTGATCCCAGCTAACATCCCAGCTGATCTCATACCCAGCTGGTTATCAACGAGTTACGCATCTCACATGAGCAATAAATTAAGCCTGCACTGCGGAAATGTATCCCAGCCAGAGGTCTATTTGTGGATGCAGATTGGTTACATTTTCCCCAGCTGATCCCAGCTAAAGCCTTATCCCAATTACATAAGTCGTTGATTATCAATACTATGGACAATACCTAGACATGTGGGGATGCCATGCAGAAAGATGAGAAAAGCCTTCACATTATTTGGGAACCAGTTTATAATGGTGGCTCGTTCTTTTCCAGTCTCGCCCAGTAATGAGCCAGACAGGGCTGACCAGATCAGCCACTACGCCATCCAGCGTCTATCGCTGAGGGACATTATCCTGCCATTTCGACATGGAGAAATGGGGATCAGTTCCCAGCCAGCTGGATGAGATCGTAGCACAATGACTCCATGCAGTTACCCACTCCACTTCGATCATCCCTTGATGTATGTGCCAGTAAACTCAGAGCCAATGCCATCGAGCATTGAGCTAGGTTATAAGTTGCCAGTTGGATCGGCAACGAGAGGTCGAAACGCGAAAGCGTCCAATGCTATCGGCATTGCTGATGAGACCATCAGTATCCATAAAACCAATACATATAAATATCATGACAATTGAATATATAACATTCGGAGTAATCGATAACCTAGTAATGATC